CTATCGATAGAAGAGTTTACAACACGAACTTTAAGTGTTGATGTGTCTGCATTTGAGTTATTGATAATAAACTTTTGTAGAGGGTCTGAAGCACTGTATGTGTATTTTTCAGTGACATATCTTCCTTCAGTCAGCGTAGTGCTAATAGAATAGATACCGTTTGTTGGAGTTACTGTTAGTGCTTCTGTGTTCGTGTAGTTAAATACAGTTCCATCAATTGTCGCGGTAAATTTTGTTCCCGTTGGAATATTGATAAACGCAGGGGACGATGTAGGAGCAAGAGTTAATGTGCCGGGAACTTTTGCTGAGGTAGTAGACCTAGGAACGTATCCTAGTGTATCTGCTAGACTAACAACCGAAGACCTTTTTTGTGCGGTAGACAAAAATGTCTCGTTAGATGCCATATTAACATAGAACGAATTGTAGTATGTATTATAAGCAAGGAGGTCGAGCAAACTAGAAAGACCAGATGCTTCGAAATTGTAGTCCTGAAATTCAGATTGACTTTTTAAGTAGTTCAGCAGATTCAGTCTAATCTGCGTAAACTCTAGCCCATCTACTTTTAAATTAGTTTCGTTAGCCATTTTATGTTCTACTTACTACTGTTGTTATTTCTTGAGGTGCAGAAAATCCTTTCACATAATAATCAACTCTTATTTCTATACCATACGCAACAATATTTGCTTCTATTGCTATGAGTGTGACTCTAGGCTCATACTTCTTAATAGAGTATTCGATATCATCAACAATTTCTTGTTCCGTAAATGGGTCCGCTGGACGAAACAAATAATCATATATCTTTGTTCCATATTCAGGATTGTACGGTCTAGTCCCAATAGGAGTTCTAAGCAAATTCATCAAAGCAAGCTTTACTGCTCGCTCTCCCGATGCCGCTTTAACATCACCCGTATTCGGATTTGGAACAAAATTTAATGGTAAATCTGAATATAGTTCTGCCATAAATTATTTATGCGCCAGCTTTTGCGTCTTGAATTTCCTTGCGGAGTTCTTTCGTTACCTTTGCGATTTCGGACAATGCCTTTCTCGCTCTGGTCGCAGAAACCTTTACACCCTTCTCTAAAAATTTTTCCCGTTCTTGTTGATATGTTTCAAAAAGATTAACTAGAATATCGTGGTTGCTCATAATATTTCCTTATTTTTTACAAAAAACACTTGACATTTGCTTGACAATGTGTATAATTAGCAGTGTAGCCTATAATCTAAGTCATATTCTATTTATAATAATAATCACTAGTTTAAGGCATTAATTATTTGCTGCAAAGTAACAGAGCCGGCATCTGATTCGAATCGTATTCCAGCCCCTGCTTTGATAACAATTTCTCCTTTACCTGTACTGGTATTGTTCTTCAGTTCAATATAATCATTGCCGTTAGAAAGTTTAACGTAACGATACACATTACTTGGTGCTGTTGGATGTATATCGTCAGAATATATTTCTAATCCAGATGACCCAGACAAATCCTTAAACTCTAATTTAGGCTTGAATGTTTTGCCGTAACTTGGGTCAATACTTAATCTAACTTTTTTGTCTATTTCCTGAGTGTACGAATTTCGATTTGTATCTACAGGGTCTTCTTCTTCTGCGTATATCGAAGGAAAAGACATTTCAGATTCCTTTGACCACTTCGACCCTTCTTTCCCTAAGTCAGATTTAATGTTTCCAGGCAGCACGCCCATAATAACGGGTTCTTGTGCATCATGGCTATCCATGAAAAATCCAACAACCCAATCTCCGACGTTAGGTCGACCGTATGCTCCCTGAACATTAGCAGCACCTAGACAAGCAGCCCACGGAAGGTTTTCTGTTTTGATTTCGTCTTTCCACAATGGTGGGTGATAACCGAATATTCTTGCTCGCACTCTACCCAGTAGAGCAGGGTCATAGTTATCTTCAACTATCCCAATCCACCACACAAATTCTTCTTTACCTAAAAACATATTATATCTCTATGCCTGGGTTAATGCTTGTCCCCCATCTTTGGGACCGAATCAATTCTTTCCTAATTGAAGGGTCCAATCTTCCATCTAATTCATAATTACTTACACTTCCATCAACACCAGTTCTGCTTGTACCAATTCCGTTCCCCGATGCTCCTGCGGAATAGTATGGGTTATATCCCTCAAAAGATATTCCATATTCTCCAAGCCCAAGGTCAATGTATCCAACGCCGTCAACATATATATATCCGGGTCTATATCCCTGATTAGCTTCTATAATCTCATCTGCTTGGTCTTCAAGCACAGGGTCGTCCGGCTCGATTGTAATTAAAGTGTCTTCAATATATCCACTCGCATTTTCTATGTATCCTTGCTCTGCTGTCACGTCTTCTTGTACATCTGTCACTGGAGTATTTCCAAATAACGATTCTCTAACTGAAGCACGAGACAATTCTAACTCTTTCCCGTAGAGTTCGTTAGATATAACATGGCGACAAGCAGTAACGAAGTATTTTCCGGAATACATGTTATTCTCTACCATTTCGCTACTGCCTGGATTTGCAGATTTTGCCATATCACTTGGCAACACTAAATTTACAATATCTCCAGCACCTAGTTGATTAACCGACCCTTCAACTCTGACGTTGACTCTCATACCAGACATAAGCAAAGCGCCGTGTAAATCATTTTTTATCCAACCAATTTTGTTTGCAACAGGGTCATTAATCGCTGGAGTAAACATTCTTTCTCCCGGCGTTTCACCTGGCTCGAACGCACCAAATTCACTATCGTCGTTGAGTAAGTCGTTGACATAAAAATCATTAGGTCCGTCTCTGTAATCAAAAGTCTGTGTTTCGAATTTGCGACGAGCGATATTCACGTTAGTAAGTTTTGTGCGATAGAATCCCTTATTCATATTAATCATATGATTAAAGTTAGGTTGTAGCTGAACATATTCAGTTCGCATATTAGTTTCAGCACCAGCCGCTTCTATGTAAGACGTGGATGGAGTATATGCTATAGTGTATATACCAGTTGTATCTCCATCAGAAGTCTTGGGTGCAAGAGACCTTAAATTTCCTATGCCAGCAAAAACTTTTCCTGTTGTCAATCTTTCAAAAAACAGAAAGTAATCTCCTGACGCACACGCTCGTTTTGCAAGATAGTTAATTGCTTGTATTGGTGTATAGCCTGGAATTGTATATGTGTTATCTAGCTTAGGAAGAGTGTTGCTGACGTTAACCTTTTCTCCTATCATTTCACATAAATCTTTTACGATAGCCGTAGTATCTTTTTGATTCCCATAAGACTTATATACACGTTTTCTTTGAGATTTAATCGCACTGGCTGTAGTAAACTCTAGCCGATATCTGATAGTATTATTTGCGACAACATCCGCTTTGGATACTGTGTGTATGACTAAATCATCCCTAGATAGCAACACCTCAGTTCCTTCAGGTTTTAGTATCTTAACAGATAATTTTTCCCCACCCGTGATTTGGAATTTTTCTAGCCCACCAACAAAGTCTATGAGTTCCACATGACCTGAAATTGATGGATTAAAAATGTCTTCATAAATTTCCATTACACTCAGCACAGCACTCAATGACTCTACTGTTCCCGCACGAGTTATCAAATTTATTTCGTGTGAAATAGATGCGTTCGGAATGTATCTGGGTACTACAGACTCTTCGCTGGTTGTCTGACTCGCCAGGTCTGGAAATTTATGCGCCACCATAATTAAAGATTCTCAGTAGAGTTCATTATTTCTTGGATTGCGATTTCCATTTTTCTTATCAGACTTGGATTCATCAACTTGATTTCTCGTTTTTCATCATTCAATCTATCTTCGTATTGATAATGAGTTTCTGTATATTTGTCATTGTCTGATATCGAGGCGTAAAGTTCTTGACTAATGACATAACCATCACCTGTGTAGTAAAACGCAACCTCAGAGTTTGCGGCAGTTATTGAGCCATATTTTTCTACGATATAATTTTTAAACGCTACCGAATCTCTAGGCCATTCGTCGTACAGATTGTGGATATTGTTCAACAATAAAATTGCATACGCATAATCGGGTCTAGAATAAATTTTACTAGATATCGTCTCCGGTCTTTCGCCTTCCTTTATTGTATAATTTCTAGCGTTGATACCACCAAAAGCCAAGATATATTCATTAATTTTTATTCGTTTAGTGATATCAATACCAGACAGCGTATGATAGTTGTCGATTTTATAATCTGTTTTTGTGTAATATCTAAACATTATTGTAATGTCCAACCTTTGCTGCGGCCGCCTGCGTCGGTCGTTGCATCCGAAAGTGTTCTTGGAGTAACTTCGATAAGACTGACCGTCAAATTTGTTTCCGTTGGATAGTTGCTTGGTCCAAAATTAATTTTTTGACCGCCGTAATCGCTAATTACAGATTCAATAACGCAAGGCTTGCTTCTAAAAACCTTTTGAACAATTAAATTTGTAACTACATCTTCGCTATTCTTTGCACCAGGCGCTGTTCTGGCTATCATTATGTCAAACTGTACTAGATGCGGATATCCAAATGTAAAGTTTAATCCTTCAATATCAACTCCCGCTATAGTATCGTTAGCCTGAGGAACTGAAGCACCTGCAGCAACTTTTAATACAGAAACTATACTTGCGGCCATCTCCGCATCGGCAAGATTTCTCGGTTTCATGTTGAAGGGCATCTGATATCGTCTAAATGCTGGACCTTTGAACAATTGTTGTTGCATAGGATTAATAGCTTTTTTCGCCAAAAACTCATATTGCCCTGCATTGTTCAACCCCGCAGATGTAATAAATCCAAGAACATTTTGTCCTGCATTTTTAATGGAATATTCAAATGCTTCTTTGGCACCAAAAACAAAATCTGCCGACCCCTCCGCTCCTTGTAATTGCGCAAAAGCATCCCCTGCGTTCTCCACCATCGCGTTAAAAATCTTACCCCCGTCTGTTGAGCCAGCGCCGAATATAGGACCACTCTGTTCATAGTTATTTGTGTTCATGATGCTGAAGTTGGGGGGAGCTTTTATATACACAGTAGGAACACCAGACATTCTATCTCCTGAAGGATTTAAAAAATTCATGTAAACCACTGGTGTTTGAAAATTGTCGTTTGTCTTCGATAGGTTTGACGGAAATCTTAGTTCAGGATTCGTGAATACACTATACCTCTCATTCCCAGTCTCTGTTGTGCTAAATTGCTCTGGAAATGATGTATCGATTCCATCTTGCGTGAGTGCGTATACTGTGCGCGCCATTTTATGTTCCTAAATATGGAAATGTTTATTCTATTTATAATGAAAATATGACCTATCGAGGATACAAGGGGAAATTTAAGCCTAAGAACTATAAGAAGTACGAAGGCGACCCCACTAACATTATTTATCGCAGTCTTCTGGAAAGAAACTTTATGGTTTACTGTGATGGTAATCCAAATATAATCAAGTGGTCCTCCGAAGAAGTTGTGATACCATATTATTCTCCCATCGATTCAAGATGGCACAGATACTTCGTAGATTTCAAAATTGTGTACAAAGACACCAAAGGAAATACAAAAGTCTCTCTAATAGAAGTGAAACCTTTTCAAAAAACTAAGAAACCTGAAGTGAAATCCAGAAAAACGAAGCGGTATATACAAGAAGTAATGGAATGGGGTGTGAATGATGCTAAATGGAAAGCTGCTGTGGAGTATTGCAAGGATAGGAACTGGGAATTTAAGATAATGACTGAAAAAGAATTGGCTAAATAGAACATA